AGGCATTGTCGGTCCGCCAGTTCCATCTTTTTCTTCTACAGCAATCTGTTTGTCCATTTCATCAATGGTTTCATCAGACATTTGTAGAATGTTTCTTCTAACCCAATCAGCGGAGTAGTAACGACCAATATATGGGTCAACCACTTGCAACAGTTGTACTCTAGTTTGCAACAACTCTGCATCACGCATTTCGGTAAAGTTATTATCTTTCTTGTAATCATAATAGATTACTTCTCTGAATTCATCCCATTCGTCAGCAGTACAGATACCTTTCAGTACCAACTGTGTTCGCAAAGCATGGTCAAAGATTTGAGAGAATTTATTACGCAATCTAATAATAAACTTAGTGAACTTAACTTCATCACGGGTAACTTCTGTTGTACGACCAACACCAATCATACCACCTTGTTGTGGTTCTAAACGGCTGATAGGCACATTCAATGACTGAAGAAGTTTCTGTCTGAAATACTTAACATCTTCCAACTCACCAAGGTTTTGGCCAGCAGGTAGTGTAGTAATCTCTGTACCTTTACCACCTTCACGGCGAGGCAACCAGAAGTCTTCAAGCATAGACATGTGTTTACGGTCATCACGCAACTCACCAGTCTGAGCATCATACACCATCTTGTTACGATACTTAACCATAACATCACGCAAGTATTGTTCAGCCTTACCTTTTGGTAAGTTACCAACGTCAATGTAGAAAATGCGGCGTTCAGGTGCTCTTGAAATACGGTAAATAACAACCGCATCTTCAATCATACGCAACTGATTCAGAGGCTTAATAGCCTTATGTAAATAAGAAATCACAAATGTATTCTTAGCATCCATCAAACCAGAAGTCACATTTAGAATGGACTCAGGCGCAATACGAATACCTTGAGATACTTGTGCGCTATATTGTTGTGTCGTAGTACCCTTGTCATTATAGACATAGTATTCGGCAATAGACTTAATAATTTGAGTACCTGTTTTAGGGTCTCTATCTTTTTTAATCTCACGTACTTTACGAATCTTACGTGGATCAATATATCTTAACTCTTGGATACCTTGTTTAGGTTGACTCTCATCGACCACAACATGGTAATAAATTCTACCATCAATATACCAACGTTTGAACAAGTCATCAGAAAGGTTATTGAAGTTTAAAAGTTTAAGAACAGTATTGAATTCTTCAATAATCTTTTTCTTAATTGATTCTGGTTGCTTTAGTTTATCTAAAACAATGTCAACAGTACGACCAGTAACATCATGAGTGATAGCTTCATTGACGATATCATCAATGGCCATTTCTAACTCAGGGTGGTTTGCCATCTCACGATAGCGGGTAATTAGTTCCAGTTCATTACGAACTGCACCTTCTAAATCTACGTATGTTCCATAGTAAGCATTCTGGGTAATGGTAACTGCACCATCATCCATTGCACTTGTTGGAAGCGTAAAGGAAGCTTGTTCAGGTTTTTGTTCCTGAACAATGTCCTTTTCTCCGAGTGTAAACCCGAATAATTTTATTGCCATATTATATCCATTCTAAAAAATGGAAAAGGACCGAAGTCCTTCTCCTTAAATCACATTGTCTGATACTGATTCCCACCATTGATAGGTGAGAGACACGGAAAACTCCTCAATCGTATCATTAGAACCCCAATCAACATCGATTGGAGTAATGTCTGAAGGGAACAAGCCAATAAACTTGTACTTCTTCAGAGAGTCGCCTTTTTTACCATACTGTGTAACTGTACCATCTACAGTATAACCGCCTGGTGTCAAAGCAGCTGGGTTACGGACATTAGTACCATGTGAATTGATACCAGCCATCCAGCGTTCGAAAGCATTACGAATGACGAAATCTTCATCATTGATAATTGTGATTGTCCAATCTGCGAAAGTTCTGTTACCTACAAACTTCAACTCTCTACCAAAGTAATTCATAGGCACAACACCTAGCGTTGAGCCAGGCAATTGTGCTGATTTACACATGAAAGTTGTTTTTGCTTGTGCGTTTCCTGGAACAGAGAACGCAGGGAACGGCAACGAAACTTCAAATAAATTTGGACGGGCACCGTCTCCAGTTAACTGTGAGCGGAATTCGTTTACATTAAAAGCCATTTAATATTCTCCTGTTTCTCTATTTATTAGAAGCGGCCAACAACTTCTTCAAATGTAACGCCTGTGCGAACTGCAACAAAGTTAAGTTGAATAAAGTTAATTGAACGGGCAGGTTTAATATAGATATCGCCAACGAATTGGTTTGAATCAATTACGTTTGCTGTGTTATTTGTTTCATCACAAACAACACGGAAGTCAGTAATACCACGGCGACCCTGAATATCACGGAGGTATGGTTCAACCAAGTTTACAAACTGAGCTCTTGTGAATTGGTCGTTGAATTCGAACATTGAAGAACGAGCTGCACGAGCAATAGACTTTTCAAGCACAACGAACAAACGGCGAACATTGATTCGGTCAAATACTGATGGACGAGCCAACATTGTCTTGTCACCAAACAAGATAGTACCTTCACCTGGGAATGTAACAACTGGGTTAACGCCTTTAACATACAAGCTATCACGTTCAGCCTTAGTTGGATTCCATGCCAATTTGATAACGTTCTTAACGATACCACGGTTAACACCACCTGGAGAGAACCATGGGTCACGCTCTAGGTCTGTACGAGCACAGATACCTGCAATGTCACCATTCAATGGAACCCAGCGGTATACGTCATTGTACTTGTCGAATTGGTATTTGTAACCAGAGTCCATAACTGCATATGAAGTTGAAGTCAATGCATCACGGTAAGCAATTACTGAAGTCAATTCTGAACCAGCGTTATCTACAACAGAAGCTTTAGATGGTGACAAGAACACCAAGCAGTCTTTACGCACTTCAGCAAGACTTGAAATCAAGTATGCCTCAACAGTAGCATCAGCACTACCAGAAACAACTAATGAAATATCAACGGAATCTGGATTAACAAACAGTCCGTATGCAGTAATTGTACTAGCAGCAGTAATAGTACCATCAGCACCACCTGCAAGAGAAGCATAAACTGGGTTTCTTGTACCGTTTGCGGCATCAAATGTTGTGCCTGCAGCAGCGCTACCCCAACTTGAGTTACCAGAAATATGTGAAGTCCACCATACATAACGTGAACGGTCATTCAATGCGTTAACATAGTAGTTGGAAGAACCATCGTTTGTCTTAGCATCAGATGCTTTAGAAACAAAACCAAACTTCTCAAGGACTGTATTAGCAATACCATTAGAGAACTTACCATCTTCATCAACAACAATAACGTGCAATTCGTCATTAGAACCACCGGCTGCTGTAGCGTAGTCAGAAGTACCTGGTGCAACACCAAACTGGTCAGCATATTGCCATCTACGAAGAATAGCAGTATTAACGGCAACGTTAGCAGTCAAAGCAGATGCAACAACAATCGCAGTTGCATTAACAGAAGCAACACGAATATAAGATACTCCAGCATCAACTGAAATTTGGTCACCAGCTTGAACGTTTGCAGCTGCGTTAGCAGTACCATTAACATTAATAACAAATTGGTTATCAACCAAAGTGTTAAGAGCGTTAGCTCTCATAGAGTCTGTAACGGTCAAGTTAGAAGAAAATGCCGCAGGTGATGGGCAAATAGAAACACGAAGACTGTTACCAAATGCACCAGCATAACGTGCTGCTACTGGTCCAAGTGATGTGTTTGCTGTAGAATAATTGTCTGTATAATCGTCTTCATTTTTAATCAATACGCCAGCGCCGTTAGCAGAAGCGTTTAATGTACCAGTGCCAGAAGCACGGACAACTTTAAGATTATTAGAATATGCAAGAAAGTTTGCGGCTGAGAACCAGTTTTCATAATTTGTACTGTCTGGTTTACCAAATCGTTCAACGAGGCGAACCTCATCCGAAATGGTAACGACTTCACCGACTGGACCCCACGAAAACGGACCTGCAAATGCGCCAACTGATGTGGCTACTGATGGGACTACTGTTGTCAGGTCGATTTCTGACACATTTACCCCAGGTGATAGCTGAAATGCCATGGATTTCTCCTTTTTGTTATTGGGTCAATTGTATTTATATACTTAATGTAGTATTTAGTTTTTTAGAATCTTGAGGATAGATAGCCTTTTTCTGACCAAACATCTGCACCATCATGCACATATTCTTCTTTGCGACCATCATCAATAATTCCCACTGGTACCAAATCTTCTTCCACAAGCATATTTCTTTCCTCTAACATGTATCTACGGATATCAATGTTAGTGGCTTCTTTGAAATAATTTTGTGCAGCCAACCACGCAAATAGTACCAGCCCCATAGCCAAGTCATCATTATTGCCTTCTTCTGCCTCATAACTGTCTCGAACTCTGACAAAGGTATTAAGCTCTGCAATAGTATCAAAGTCATTGACAATCAGTTTGTCACCTTCAATTAAAGTCTTCAAGTTGGCACAACCAATTTTCTTAACTGTCTTGGTTGTTTTAATACCGAAAGAGGTTGAACGTTTAAATCCACCTGAAATTGCCTGCCCTTTGATGTGGTGGTGTTCTAGCTTATATATGTTCTCATACTCCAAATCGTAATGGAGAATGTCCACGACCTGCTGGCCCACGTTATTCGTTTCGATGAGAGCATATGCTTCATTATACTTCTTACATAGCGAATAAATGATAGTTGGAAAGAACAACAGAGGCAACTTGTTATTGCGGTATTTAGCAACCTGTTTATAAGGCACCTCAGTTACATCAATAATATTAATGGTAGAATAGTCTTGTTCAACACCCTCCGAACAGTCAACTGTACCGATGTACATTCGACCTGGTTTTGGTTGTACATATATGTCCAAACCTTCTTCTTGGTGAATAGGGTTAAAGAACGCCATAGAACGGAGTTTAGAACCAGAGATGAGAGTTGCAGATGAACCAATAAACTCTGTTTCAAACTCTTGTCTGAATTGTTCTTCAGAGGTGTTACGGACAGTTTCTTCTTTCCATGCCGCATCTCGGCCAGGTACTTGTGACCAATGGACTTCAAGTGGTTTGTAAGTTGAACGGCCTTCTTCAGCATCTACCCACATCTTATAGAAGTGGTTCAAACCATAAGGTGTAGAAACGATAATAACTTTTGTCGTTTTACCAGATGAAATCACAGGGTAGGTAGATGTAAAGAACTCATCAGCCATATTCTTAGGAACGAAAGCAAATTCGTCCAAGAAAATTAAGTTGTATGAGCCTCCACGAACACCAGATGCTGATGTTGCAAATGCAGCAATCTTAGATTTGTTTTCTAGTTCAATGTTACCTTTGTTCCAAACAATAATACCTTGTTGCAACCATAGAGGCAAATACTCATACGCATATTGAATGCGGCCTAGAATGTCACGAGCAAGAGAACCTTTGTTGGCCAAAATGGCAATACTGTAGTCATCTTGGAACAAAACTGACCAAAGCATATAACCGACAGTTGTAGTTGTTTTACCAACCTGTCGAGGCATCTTTGCAATACAAAAACGATTGTTGTGAAATGTTCTGACCATGTCCTCTTGGAACGGCCACATCTCAAATGGAATTAAACCACGGTCAACGTTAACAATCTTAACATAAGTCTTAATGAAGTAGACCGGGTCTTCAGTACATTTTATAATTTCAGCAACTTGTTCCTCAGTATAGGACAGTTCAACGCCTGTCCTTTTGAGGTTGGAATTTCCCAGATACCCGCCAGCATCAACCATTATTTAAACCCATTCTTTTTTGGTAAGCTAATTTTGTTGCTTCAGAAATTTTTAATTTTTGTTCTAAAGTTCTTTTTTTACCTGAGTTGGATTTTGATATTTTTGTTTTTGTTTCTTCTGTAATGGTACGTTTTTGTTTTTTTGAAGCTTCAGAAATTTTAGCTTTATGTTCGGCCGTAAAAGGTTTTCTTTTAATACCAATTAATGCTTTAGATAATTTTATTCTTGTATCATTGGTAATTATTTTACCTTTTGCTTTTTCTGACATTTTCTTTTTAGAATCAGGTGTGTGTTTTAATCCAGACACACCTTCACCACCACTTGTAATATTTACCAATTTTATACCAAGTTTTTTATACTTATCAATAAGTTCTATTTCTATCAACAAAGAAAGTTCTTCATCTAAATTACTATATAAAATTTGAGATGAAAAACCAGCTTTATTAACAACATTGTGCCAATATCGATTTCGGTTATTTTTTTCGGAATGCCTATTATTTTTTCCTTTGCCAACATAAAATATCAGATTTTCATCTAATCGAGTATGTTGATATACATAATATAAATCCATAATTATTTCGTGATACTACGAAGCATCCATGATTTCTTCTGATGAGCACCTAATAGGTCTTGCAAGAAGTTGCCAACCGCAGGTTCACCAGCCTCATCTGCCAAAACAATACCTGCACGAAGTTGCATAATGTATCTATCATTATCCATCTTTAAAGTGGTCATCATGGTCAATGCATCAGGCACAGTAGTTGCTTCTTCTACAGCAGATAGTTCTAAGAATCTACTGAAAGAACCTGGTGCATATGCATTTAAATAACGAATGTGTTCGGCAATCGGATCATTCTGAGCAAACACTTCAGTATAAAATGTATCAAGAAAACCATGGAATTGTGGAAAATCATTACCTTCAACATTCCAATGATAGTTGTGTGCTTTCAAATACAGGCCAAAGTTGGTGCCTAGAATAACTTTTAGTTGTTCGATTAATTGTTCCATAGTATCCTTATTTATTGTTCTTTAAAAACTTGACCAGTTCTGTGGTTGAACCAACAAATACTGCCTTATCTACATTCACATCACCACTTCTTTTAGCGGCCTGTGGGTCTAAATCTTTTTTGCGCTTCTGAATCTCCATCAAATCTTTATTCAAGTCTGATAGGTTCTTAATCAAATTGGCGGCAACTTCATATGCCCTTGGATGTTCTGACTCTTTGGCAACATTCAGAATGCCATCAACTGCTAAATTACCCTTTTCAATCAACTCACGGATATTTTGTCTAGCAAAATCAGCATCATCATTTACCACAGTGTTTGTAACTGGTACAATCTCTGTTGCAATTGTTTCGATAGGTTCTAAATCTAAAACCTCCGATAAAGTTTCATTTAGTTTTTTCATATCAATGTGTCAGGCCATTCAGTAATTTCATCAATAAATCCAAATTGGTCATCTGGTGCTGTATTAGCAGGATCAGGTCTAACAATAACCTCAGCTGCATTCAACGGCGTCAAATCTAAACTGATTACTTTGTACCTTGAATTGGTGTAATCACCAAGAACAAAGTCGTTAGCAGTTACCAAACTACTTAGTTCGCCAAGGACTAGAACACCGTTTTCTGTGTTACTGAAGTAAACAACCTTACCAGTAACGTCTTTATTTTCAACTCTGATTGTTTCGCCTGTGGTGAACACATTGTTACCATTGGCATAGTCAACATACATTCGTTGAGCATCACGGCCTTGTGTATCGATAAAGATATTAGTCTTTGTGTAACCATATGCACTAGCAGTTGTACTGTAGGCACCAATTAAACCACCACCAGATTTGACTGGTGGCCAAATGTAACCTTTGACTGTGAATGTCAAGTCCCAAACAATCAATCTGGTTGTAGAAAAGTCACCTTCATATTCAACGTTAGTAGCTACTGACTCTAATTTAATTGGAAGGTCATACTTCTGATTCATGCCAGGAATAAAATCAACTGTAACATTAAAATCAGGTGTAAAGAATGGCAAAATCTGTTCTATGATTTGTGTACCATCTTCTGTGTTTCGCACATAGATTGATAAAGAAAACTCATAGTCATATGGTACAGGTGCATATTGTGTCTTTAGGCCATTGTTAGCATCAAGAGCAAAATTCTGTAACGTAGATACTTTTTTTCTACTTGAGTCATATGCCATACCAGTCATCTCAAATGAAATGCGTGGCACATGAGTGGCAATAGACCTTGTTAAATCGGGGTCACTTGTAATACGTGTGATGTATTGTTCTTTTGGTCCATATGAAAGAGGTACTTTATATGTCTCATAAGATTGATTAACGTCTTTGTTGTAACGAACAATTTGAATGTCATTAAACAAAGTGCCAAAAGCCACTACGATTTTACGTATGGTTCTGTTGTAAAAGTGTTGGTTTCCTAGCATAGTCGCTTATTTATTATATTCCAAACCGACCCCTGTGAGCAGCAAAGTTTTGAACAACCTCACTTGCGGTTAAGCAACGGTTATACACTTTAGCAATTGCAATATTTCCTGGAAAGTGATTAGCCCAACTACCCGTTGGAATATTTAAAAACAATGGATTGGAATGAGTTACAGTATCGGTTGTTCTCACAGTACCGCTGCCATTAGTATTTAAATTGCCATCAATGTATTGAAAAACATTTCCATTTGTTCTATCAATTATTCCTACCCAATGATGCCATCGATTAGCAACAAGAATGGCTGATGTATTAAAGGCTTCTTGGCCAGTAGAATCTGCTGTTGTAAGGTGGACATATTGTGATGAATTTAACCATGCAGCATACGTTCTTGTATTTTGGTCTCCAGCCGCATTCATTTTATTGATAATATTGCTCCACCCGCTAGAAAAACTAAAGGAATTTACTTTAAACCATGCTTCTAAAGTCATAGTCCGTCTAATGTCTAAAGATGCTGCATTCCCACAATTCACACAATCATTTACTCCATCAAAAGAAAACGTGCCTGCATTACCAGAGTTATAAGCTGCACCACCTACTAATGTACCATTATTTCCAAGGCCACTCATGTCGGTCCAAGTATTTCCAGTATTGGCAAAACTCTTACTATTAGCCGCATCTAGGTAAAATACTAACCCACTCTCGATGCCATTAGGTCCTGATTGTACACTCATACGTTAAACCTTCCACGCATAGCATTAAAATTCTGCTGAACTTCTTGTAATGATAATTCTCTATTGTAGATTCTAGTAAGTCCAACTCTACCATTTAACATTTCATCACCACCAGGATGGTTGTTACCAATTGTTAGGTAGGCACTAGCAACGGCCGGCAATGTAGTTATTCCAAATGCATTCGTGCTATTTACAAGCACACCATTGATATACATTTTTGCTGTACCGCTAGCAAACGTAACAACCACATGATACCAATTTCCTGCACTAAGAGTAGATCCATTGTAAAGTTGATACCACGTTCCTGGCCAGTTACTACTGAATACGAACTGGTTACCACTTGAGGTCCATAATGCATATTGTTCGGCAGCATCAGTACCGTATGTTAGCACACCCCCAATGTTATTCCATGTAGTTGGATATACCCATGCTTCTAATGTAAGGTTGTTTGTAATATTTAGCGCACTATAAACAGGATGCTGAAAAAACTGCGAGCTCGCAGAAGCCATATTAAAATAGCCACCATTATTACTACTGAATTGAGGACCGTTGGTAGCGACAGAAGATCCGCCACCAATCATATCAGTCCACGTGTTACCTGTTCCAGAATAACTTTTGGAATTAGCCGCATCCAAATATAATACTAAACCCTTAGTTGTGATTGAGGGTGAATGTGCTAATGCCATTATATGTTAAACCTTCCACGCATAGCATTAAAATTCTGTGACACTTGATTTTGAGTAAATCCTATATTATAAGCTGTGACTACTGCAATCCTACCATCTAACTCAGGCGTACTAATGGTGGATCTAGTTCCTATTGTAATGGGAGAACTATTCTCACTTCTGGCCACTGTTAAAGAAGAAAATAAAATAGAATTTATAAAAACTCCATTTATATACAAGCTTGCGGTTGTTCCATCTCCAGTCCACACAACGTTATACCATTGCCCTGGAGTAGCATTGTAATATACTCTTGCAGTGCTTCCGGCTGGATTACTACCAACGTTGGATGCTGATATTCCTAGAATTTCATTTGTTGCCTCCATCCAAATGCCATTGGTGGAATTTGAATACGACCCTCCATTTGCTTTTTGTATGAGTGTAGCATAATCTACATATTCATCTACAACAAACCATCCACTTAGGGTGAATGTTGTTGAAGCTCCAAACACTTGGCTTGAGATTGCTGCATCATGAGGAATCGTAGCATAACTATCGGTTGTTCTGTTAAAATCTAAACAACCACTTTTTTCTGAGCTATACGCTACTCCGTTAAGTAACGTAGCGTTACGACCATTGCCGCTTATATCAAACCATGTGTTACCTGATCCGGGATAGGATCGTAAGTTAGCAGCATCAAGATGAAGCATCAATCCACTCTTTACTATTTTTGGATTATATCCAACACCCATATTAAAACTCCTTATGGTTCACCAAAAGGATTATGTTCTGTGAAGTCTATAATTCCATCAGCTTCAGATTCAATTCTTGCATTGTCAACCACATCTTCAAACGCATTGTTCATTGTGGCAGTATCAGAAATTGTATTGATAATCCATTGAGCACCACTTGTGTTACCAACCACATTGCCAGAAACAAAATTGCCTTGTACTCTAATCACATCAACGTGGATGTTTGGAGTCAAATCATGTACTACAGCCTGTGCTGTTGAGAATGACAAATTAGGACCTTGATAAATGATTTCGTCATTTACAAACTTACCTGTACCTGTACTGAGAGCAATACGTGTTCTTGGATAAGCATCTCTAATTTGTTCATCAACTTCTTTAATACCAGTATCAACAATCTCATTAGAGAATACGAACTGTTTGAGTTTCAAGGCATAAACATAAACGTTGGCACCACGACCACGGCCTAATGTATAGAACATTGCTTGGTCGTTCTCATGTTCCACCATAGTAATCTCAAAGAAGTTTTGCACCAAAGGAATATAAATTAAATCGCCTTCAAAAGGTCTAGGTTGTGGAACTGTAGATTTAAACCTTCTGCGGGAAACTAATAGAGTAATTTCATCTCTGATTTCTAAGCCAAACTTAGAGATAAAGTCGCCTTCACCATCCATACCTGTAATGTTTTCCATATACAATTCAATAGCATACGCCTCGGTATACTGTTTGAGTGTATCTTCACCATAGATATAATCTACTTGGTCACGACTAGACCTTGGTAAGTAGAATACATCCATGCCATTGATTTTTAAGGCCTCAATTAAGAGGTCTTCAACCAGCAATTGCTCAGAAGTAATCTGAGTTGGAAAATTATTAAAGTATAGATTTGTTGCCATGTTTTAACCAATAAACATCTCGCCTGGAAGTACATTGTAAGATTGCATTTCTTCTTCAATCTTATCAATCTCCGTCTGTGCTTCTGCCATGATTCTTGGACCATCAAGTGTGACACCACCAGGTAATTGAATGCCAGCAAACTTACTTAGGTTTGAACCCCATTGGTATTTAATTTTGGCTGTTGCATACTGCTTCAAGAACCTATCGTTCCAAACATCTGAAACACCAATCTTAGTGGCAGTTACATTAGTTAAATCTGAGCCTAATGGATTCATCAATTGTATCTCAGTTGGGTTCTTAATGTGTCTCACTTGTTTCTCAACACCACCAATTGTGATAATGTCGTTCTCAAGGATTTCTTGGTCAAAGATTGTACTAGTTCCTGTAACTGTATTAGAAGTGGCATTACCTGTTAGTGTACCAGTTAGTGTGATTGTATCTGGTACCAATGAGCGGTAGCATTCAACAATAACATATTCGCCAACTTCTCTATCTCTTGACCAATCAATGTCAAGGAATAGTTTGTTTTGGTGGCGATTAAATCTAAACTGTGGAGTACCAGAGAACAACATATTCAATGTCTGAATGTGTTGCATCGTAATCTCATATGACACATACGATACCGATGTGAAGTCATATAGGTCGTGCAGACGCAACTGGTAACGCAAGTCGAACATATTGATTGATGAATTAGAATCATCAAATGGTAAAACTTTTGTAACAAAGATGACCGAATCTGGACAATAAATCCAGCGGCGTTCAATATCTTCTGCCGTGATTCTGTGCTTCATAAAAATCTTCTCACAACCATCAAAGTGATAGTCATGGAAAAACTGTAAAGCATCATCAATACGATCCTCAATTTGGTCATCATCAACGTTAATGTCAATCACAGGCCAACCGAGTCGGCGCAGGCAATAATCTTTGAATAGTTTTCGTGTTGTAGGTTTTGCCATTTTTTATCCTAAAGCGATTGATAGTGCCAATACATCAGCAATTCCTGCACCAGCTGATGTTTGTTTTGTGCCATCGGTGAATGTGATACCATTACTTGTAGCACCAGTCAAGTAGATTCCACCACTATAAACGTTGCCTCTAATACCAGCACCACCATACACAATTAAAGAACCTGATGTGTTTGTTGTGGCGGCTTGAACGTTGGCAACATTAACACCTGATGCTGCATTAAAAAAGACACGTAAATCACCAAAATCATTATAAATTTGGCCTCTTATTACTAAGTTATAACCAGTTTCAACATATGTATTGGTTAATAGAGACAGATATGTTCCAGTGAACTGAACACCACCAAATTGATTGCTTCTATGAAAATAGTTATCAGTCCAACCTAATCGATAAGAACTACCACTACCTGAACCTGTAAAATTGTTTGCAGAGGACATGAACAGATTACCTGTTATGCCTAAGCCACCATTCAGTACAAGAGAACCAGTTGTATTTGAAGTCGATGCAACTGTGGAGTAAATGTTTACTTTACCATTAATACCTTTTGGTACAATGTTAATGTCTGAGTTAGCATCAACACCTTCAACAGTAATGAAAACACCGTTAGCATTTACACCAGTATTTCCTGGTCTAACTTGAATATAGTTATTAGCAGATACGCCTGTATTATATGGAGGTGCAACTGTAAACGCAAATGTTCCGTTTTGTGGTCCAAATGAAATAACACTTGTGCCATCAGATAAACTGAATCCTAAATTACCTGCTGTCGTTTTATGGAGAGCTCTAGGAGTATCAGAACCATTTATTCTCAACCCTGCTAAGTTTGAATATCCATTAACAAATAGTGACCAAGGTTGATTTCCACTCCAACCATTTGTTTGATTGATGTAAACTAATGCATTTGCACCAGAGTTTGTACCACCATCACCAAAAGTATTAGCAGAAATATAAAGTGCTGAACCACCCCTATTGTAGAAGTTGCCACCTATACCAGCACCACCATTTAATATCAACGCACCTGATGAGTTTGAAATAGCCGCATTAGTGCAAGCAACATATACACCTCTGTCGGTGAAAATCGTTGCACCATTATATGTTGCTGTTAAGAATAAGTTAGCTGTTGTGGAATTAGGTGAACTTATTTTACCACCAACTAATAAATCTCCATTGTAATATACTTGACTAGCATCAAAATCAAAATTGGATGTTGAACCACCTTGTAATGCTTTTAATGTTCTGCCGTTTGTTCCACCAAATGCAATTGCACCACTTGTTGAGGTATTAGTAACAATCAGTCCATGTGAGCCTGTTGCATTGATGACCAAGTTACCGGTCATCGTATCACCAGTTTTTAATACTCGGTTATTGGCTGCGGTAAATGCCGCTGTAATACTATTGTTTTGAGTTGTATCAATCAGTAAACTTTGGTTAGCAACTGCAAACGCTGCCGTGATACTATTGTTCTGTGTTGTATCAATTAATAAAGATGCGTTAGCTATTAAGAAGGCCGCATTAGCATAGTTACTTGCTGATAATGCATTAACAACAGCAAGGTTGGCC